GTCCCCACTTATCTGAAGCAACGATAGAGAGCATCTGACAGGTCTCTAGAGGCATCTTGACGATATGTTTGTCAGGTAGTACCTGAGCTGATTTTGTTGGACACGAAGAAGTCACGAAAATGTTCATGATAAAAGTTTGGAGATTCCAATCACTAGAAGAAATCCTAGCATAATTACAATATCCCAAGATTTTGTTTTTACAAAATATGGAATTGAAATAGTGTCTGCAATCACATGCATTGCAACACCAAGATAAATATTAACATGTAAAACAACAAAGTAGGCAGAGATTACCATGATACTGCCCACAATTCTCATTGCCGCAAACATTTTCATTCTAAAGGTCTAATAAATTCATTCATAATGATGTCGGTTGACTCCAACATCTTCTGCATATATTCTACACATTTTTCAGGTGTAGTGTGGTCTCCACAGGTAAAAGCGTCACACACTGCCATACCTTTTTCTGGCCAAGTATGAATGCTGATATGGGACTCGGCAAGCATAGCAATACCAGTGAATCCTTGCGGTTCAAACTTATGTATTGATAAGTTGAGGAGGGTTGAATTACATTCTTTTGCTGCATTGTACAGCATTTTTCTCATGTAATTTTCATCCTCCATTAACTCAACATTACAACCCTTCAATGTAAAGAGAATGTGTCTCATTAACCGAAAGTGGAATCGGGTTCCAGAGCAATATAATAAGTCAGATTGTGCTGATCGTTGGTAAATTTTGACAAAAGTTTAGAAGACACTACGACATCATAAGCACCCGGAATAATCTTAATGTTTTCGACTTTGAAGTTGAAACTAAACTCTTGGTCTGTTTCTCCAACCACAATCGCATATTCGTTAGAAGTATCATTCTTCTTATCACGGACAACGAGTTTAATTACACCTGCTTCTCCAATCGCAGAGAGATCGGGAAGTTGATAAACTGCTGCTGCTTTCACTAGTTTCTCAAGAGTTACACTATCCATTTGGAAGCACACATCTTGAGTAGGAAGTTGAATCTCTTTTTCGGGAGGTGCAATAATCACAGCAGGGTCTGCAAAGAAATACTTCACACGACGCTTACCCTCTTTGATACTCAAGTAAGAGTCTTCCTGAAAATCAAGATCCGGATCTTGATGCAAACTCAAACCATTCAAGAATTGGTTGAGATCGTAGATAGCAAAATCACGAGGAAACTCTTCTTTAATTTCTGCTTCGGCAAGAATGTTCTTGGCAACAGAGATTGTTCGGAGTTTATTGCCCTGCTTCACAAGAATCGAGTTGTTGATTCCAGCAAAGTTCTTGAGAATAGCAAGGGCATTATCAGACAGTTTCATTGTGCGTTCTTTCAGTTTCATTGGTTATAGGTTTCACGTTGTGCGTTCTTATCATTGAAGTTCATTAGAAGAACAGCATAATGCAGAATCTTCATAATGTCACGACGTGCAGTGCCTTTCTTATCATAACGAGAGGCATACTTGAGAATGTTGGATCGGCAGAATGCTTCCCCATCACCACAAGCTTCGATCAAATCCAGTGTTTGGATTTTGTCATCTCCAGCGGAATAGTGTTGATTGTAAGTTCCCCGAATATACTCAAGAAGTTCTTTTACAACTTCTTCTTCATTATACTTCCAAGGAGTAGCAGGAGAATTGGGAATCATATCAGTGAGAATCATATCAGTAGTATTAATTTTTTGATTAAATAGTTTACTTCTTGGATTATTAATTAAGAACTCATAATCACTGTGCCCCCAAGGGCTCATACCATCATTAATAGTTTCGTCCATTTTTGTTTCATCATAAAGTAAAGACCAAAAGTTAGTCATAATATATTATATCAGGAGGCAGTGGTTTCGTCAATTGGCATTTGGAAATCGGCATCAACTTTGTCATAAAGTTCCACGAACGCTTGCTTGGTTTCGTCATCAAAACGATTCACACAAACTTCAATTGCCTTTGCCTTGTTACCAAAGATGCTATAAGCACGGATGATATGTACAAGACGACGAGTGCTGATAATCTCATCGATACCACCATCATAAAAAGTCTTGCGAATAATATCACCCCAATCAACTAGACGCTTACAGAAGTCACGATCTTCTACACCCAAATCCAGAGCAATACCCTCAAGAATTTTTTGCTCAGTAACAGGAGTAGGATATGACTGCTCAAAGGTCACAGGGAAACGCTCAAGGAATGCCTCATTCAGAACATTAGTGCCGATGAAACGACCATCCTCAGAACCCTTACCTTTTGTGTTTGCAGTAGCAATCACATTGAAACCAGCAGCAGGTTTCACAACCTTACCAATTTTTTTCAGAAACACACCCTTGCCTTCAAGGATGGATTGGAGACAGAGAATTTTATTTGAAGCAAGGTCAATTTCATCGAGTAGCAAGATTGCACCTCGTTGGAGTGCCTCAACGACAGGTCCGTTATGCCAAACAGTTGCCCCATCGACAAGACGGAAACCACCAATAAGGTCATCTTCATCAGTCTCAATAGTAATGTTTACACGGATAAGTTCTCGTCCGAGTTGGGCACATACTTGCTCGACAGAAAACGTTTTACCATTACCAGAGAGACCAGTAATGAATGTCGGATAGAAAAGACGGGATTGAACAATTTTTTTAATGTCACCAAAATTGCCAAACTTGACGAAGGTATCATCTTTCTCAGGAATAAGGTTTTGTTCTACGGAAGGCAATGCTGAAGGTGCCTGATAAGTGCGTTCGATTTCTTCCACTTTTTGTTGAGTCACTTCAAGATTCCACTTACCACGTCCTACTTTATAATCAGAAAGTTTGTTAGTGATAGTCTGATAGTTGGTGCCATTCATTGCACACCAAGCACGGATGTCACCAGCAGTCACAGACTCACCATAAAGTTCTTGAAGAGAAGTGCGGATGTAGTCGGCAGAAAGAGTCATGATGTTGTTTGTGTTTTTCAACTGAAGTTATTATAGTATAAAAAAAGAGGTCTTGCGACCCCCGTAGACAGTTTGCTCACTGGCACAAGTGGTCTTCTAACTCCTGAACCAGTCTTCTCTTGGAGTGCCTTCTGTCCAGCTCAATACCGACAGTGCGACCATACTCCTCAAGTTCTTTCTTTGACATATCATGAAATGATACATCACTTTCATATGGGAAAATCTCTGCAAGTTCTTCTTCGATTACTTCTTCATAGTTTGTAGTATCTTCGTCCACAATAGGAGATTCTGTAACTTCTACAGGTTCCTCTACTACAGGTTTTGGAGTGGGAGTTGGAGCAGGTGCTGACGTTTTACCTCCCACTAAATCTCCAAATCTAGACATTTGTTTTACCTATTACTTATAAAAATATTTATCAGACAATAAGGTCTACAAACTCATTTAGGATTTTCTTATTCATTTTTTTATTTTGAAGACTCTTCATAAATGACTTTTTAATTTGTGCTTTTGAAGCATCTTCATCTACATTAAATTCAGACTCACTCGCAAGAGCATTTGAAGAAAGACCAAAGTAAGTATGGTATCCAGATGTCTTAAGTGCAAATGCCTTTTCTTTCTTAAATTGAATCTTAATCTTCTCACTCATTTCAAAATTATCCCGATAATAACGACGAATAAAAGAACTAGCATCACCTGTTGAGAGAACACGAATACCAATGAAGTTTGTATCTACAAAGTTATCCTTAAGGTTTTCAAGAAGAACATCGGTCATATCATACCAATTGTCACCCAGATTGTAAGTATTACCAGTCTTACGATCTCTCAAGAAGCAGTGGGGCCCAATATGTGCCGTGCCCATAAAAGGTTCAGATTCCCAGTGACGTTGCACTTGACGATGATATTTGAGAGAACATCCTTCACCATCAGTCAGCACAACACATTGTACTTTCTGGAGTTTATTCTCTTTCTTAAATTGTGGAATGATTTGGTGAAGTGAAATCATTGCCTCATTTAGTGGTGTCCCAGAAAGATCCATACCCACAGGAATCTTATACATTGCATATCGACTAAAACTCCACGCAAGACGAAAGATATGCTTCATCTGATTCTCAAAAGTTTTAGTATTAACTTTATGAGTCAGAATATTCATCAAAGAGAACCCCTCCCAAACTTGCATCAATCCATCTTTTTTCTCATAAGAAAGTTCACGAAGAACTGCACTACCATTCTCATCTAGAGATACAAGAGGATAGTCATTAGTAAATGCATAAACATCAAAAGGAATACCAACCTTCTTACAGAACCATACCAAGTTACAAAGTTGTTTTACAGTATCTAACATAACTTTTCCCATAGAACCAGACCAGTCCAGAACAAACACCAGACCATGATTCTTACCATCAGCAAGAGTGGTTACTTTTTTAAACAAATCCTCATTGTATTTGTAAGTATGAAGTTTAGTGCAATCAAGAACTCCAGTGCGTGCAGTTGTAGCACGAGCATAGGAATCTGCTGACTTACGACACTCAAACTCTTTCACAAGATAATTAACTTCTTTCTGTGCAGACTTCTTAAACTTGAGGAACTCAGCATCAACGTGATCAAAAACCGTTTTGTCAAAATAATTATCCCAAAGTTCATGACAAGCACTATGAATTGTTGAATTAGGAACAACAATCTTTTCCAAATCTACTTTTGGCATCTCAAGATATACATTCTCAATACCATTCATATTCACAAGATCTTTAATAGATTCCTCAAGAGAATTCATAGTATTGACTTGAGGTTCTGATTTCTCTCCAGCATTTTGCTTATAACTTGGAGTATCAAGATCGGCATCATCTTTTTCGGCAGTTCCACCATAAGAATCATTTTCATCAGGTTGCCCCTGACCTTCTTGCTCGGTGTCTTGCTCGGTGTCTTGCTCGGTGTCTTGCTCGGTGTCTTGCTCGGTAGAACCTTGACCTTGAGATTCCAGAGAATCCATATCAGTCTTAGTCTCCGTATTCATCTGGTCTTGGCAATACTTATAGAGTGCCTGTGCTGCCAGAAGAACATCATCAAAATCTTCACAACCATCAATCATACGAACGATTGGCATCTCAAGATATTCATCAAAAGGAATATCAATAAAGTTACCAATCTTGAAATAAAGATTTACTCGGTCTGCAAGGTTCATCTTGCTGACATCTTCACACTCAACACCAAAGAAATCCTTATCGGAAAGGTCACTATAACCACGATAGAAGGTCTTGGAAATACCAGCATAACGACGTTTCATCATTTTCTCAATGCGAGCATCCTCAACCACATTCACAAACTGTGGAGGAATCTTAACTTCCTTCAACCAATCACGGTCAGGTGTGTAAAGTGCATGACCCACTTCGTGTGCCACCAGCATATCGTAAATCTCATTCGTGGCACCCTCCCACATTGGCAGAGTCAGAACACGAGTGTGGACGTTAAAGCAGGCAGTCTCAACTTTCTTGTGCTCAACCACAAGATCCTCAGTGGCAAGGAGTTTAGCAAGTTGGGACTTGATTTCGTGTCGAACGGTCATTGCTCTGTTGCGTATGAGAGTATTATACAAAAGAACCCTGCTGTTTAGGCAGGGTCATGTGACGCTTCTTGAACTGTCTCAATGCTTCTCGTCGAGCTCGCATTGCTTGTGGTTTGAGTTTTCGTTTCTGTTCTTTGCCAGAGTTGTGTTTCCAGTTTGGGACTTGCATTGTTCTTTGGTGTATCAGGACACCATACGTGAAAAACCTTTTACTTTCTCAAAACGGAGGACACTTTCAAATTTGTCATGTAAGTCTGACTTATGAGAGATGACAAATATATTAGCATCCCTAATGACATAACGAATAATCTTAAGAAACTCTTCAGTTCCAAATCCATCCAGTGAAGAATCAAATACCTCATCCATAATCAGCAGGTTGGTATTCACCGAGTTCTTGAGTCTTGCAACTTCTCTCCAAGTGAAAAGAAGTGCGAGGTCAATTCTCATTTTTTCACCTTCACTAAAAGATGAATATGAGAAGTGTTCGTGAATGGGTGATTCAATAGTTTCACTAAATTCTCCATCAAGTTTAAAGTTGATGTAGAAATCCATCATCTGAAGATAACGATTTACCTGCTGATTTATGAACGGAAGATACTTATTGATTATCTTCGTTTTTACACCATCGTCCTTGAGTAAGGAATAGGCAAAATCGTAATGTACGATTTCTTGTTTTTTGTCTGAGAGGTCTTCTATTGTCTTTTGGAGATTTTCTCGAAACTGTTCTAGTTTCTCATGCTCAGTATTTCTGTTTTGTAACTGACTGGTAATAGTTTGAATTTCATTTTCAAGATCTCTGATTTGTCTCTGGTTGAGGGAAATCCGAGTATTGTTTTGAGAAATGCCATGCGTTAACTTTGTAATCTCCTGAGATAGGGCATTGAATTGACGCTCTCGTTCTTGTTCAGACTTAATAGTTTTCTCAAGTTCTTCATAACCATCTTTAAGTTCTCTTGCCTTATTTTGAGCATCCGCAATTCTATTTACACGAAACTCTTCCTCAATAGTCTGAGTACAAGTAGGGCATACCGTATTTTCAGTAAAAAACTTATGTTCTTTGGTAATTGTACTTACCTTTTGAGAGATTTTACCTTTAAGGTTGTTAAGTTTCACTAACTTGTCACCGACACCTTGAAGTTCTTCAATATCAACTTGCAGTGTTTTTATTTGCCCCTCCAAGTCCTCATTAGTATTCATATAATCACCAACTTCATCATCTAAATTGGCAATCTTTTCTTTATTGGCATTTATATTGGCATTTCCACGATTCTCCAATTCCTCAATAAACTCTTTCTGCATCTTCATCTTATCTTTAAGATTATCTTTCTTAAGATCCAGTGACTTGATCTGCTCTTTCTTTGTGCGAATATTATCTTTGATAAGACTATTCATCGCAGAGAAGATACGAATATCCAACAGATCTTCAATCACTTCACGACGATTAGAAGTCG